ATTAAGTACGAACTGACCAGCACCTCTAGTTGAATTACCCTTAAATACTACTTTACCTGATCCGTTTGGATCTAACTCAATAGCCCCATTGCTGGCAGAGATAATATCGTGGCCGTTAACGTCTAAATTACCACCTAGCTGTGGGGAAGTATCAGCCGCCACATCCGCAATACCTCCTGTTGCGTTTTCCCACCCTACACCGGAGCCTGTTGAGGTGAGAACCTGTCCATCACTGCCTTGTGCGCCACTGACTGTAAAGTTAACAGTATTTGTAGTTCCAGAAACGTCTAGGTTGCCATTAACGTCAATTAAAGTTGATGTTAAATCTATCTCATCATCAGCAGCTATAGATAAGTCGCCATCAGCCGTTGAGCTAATGTGTATAGCAGAGTCTCTAAAAATTAATTTTTTGTCTGTGCCTATTGTTGAGTCAGCAGAAGTAGTTATTCCAGCAAATGTAGGGCTGTCGGTGGTGGCTACGCCTTGATTCATTGCCTTTACTGAAGCAATAGATGTAAGCTCTGAGTCCATCAAAGCACCGGCAGCGGTTACGTTAGTTGCATCTGTTACGTCTGCGCTAGCTTCAATACCATCTAGTTTAGTACCATCTGTGGCTACATCACGCCCGTCAAAAGTACTATTTGTAGTAATAGCCCCTGTCATAGCCCCACCAGTTCTCATCAGAGCACCGGCAGAAGTTACATTAGTCGCGTCTGTTACGTCTGCGCTAGCTTCGATACCATCTAATTTAGTACCATCTGTGGATACATCCCGACCATCAAAAGTGCTATTGGTTGTGATGGCACCTGTCATAGCTCCACCAGTTCTCATCAGAGCACCGGCAGAAGTTACATTGGTTGCGTCTGTCACGTCTGCGCTAGCTTCAATACCGTCTAATTTGCTATGGTCTGCGGACTCAAAGGGAACTGACGTTACTCCACCGATAGTTAAAGCATCTGTCTCTAGTGTGCCGTCAACATCTACATCCCCATTAAAATCGACGTTTCCAGAAGCAGCCACAGTAGTAAAACTACCGGCAGCGGGGGTAGAGCCACCGATGGTAGTGCCATCAATAGTACCACCATCAATGTCTGGAGTATTAACGTCAGGACTTGTTAGAGTCTTGTTCGTGAGTGTCTGTGTGCCTGTTAGTGTAGCTACAGTAGCGTCAACGGCTAGGGTTACGGCAGTGCCTGAAGCAGTGGAATCAATGCCTGTGCCGCCTAAGATACCTAGAGACTCAGAGTCTAGGTCAATGTCAATGCTAGCGGAGCCATCAGTTACATCAAGATCCTGTACGGTAACCTGTGAATCTACATATGCTTTAATAGACTGTTGTGTAGCAAGTTTCGTGGCGCTGTTAGACGCCATGTTATCTTCGTCTTTAATTCCCGTAACTGTAGCTCCGTCACCACCAATAGAGAGGCTAGCAATGTTACTAATACCTTCTTCTACGTTAGTGCCATCACAGAACACAACCATGTTCTTACCAACAGGTACTGCTATACCTGTACCGCTGGCGGTCTTGACCGTAATTATCTGCGCCGTACTATTTTCAACAATGTAAATTTTCGATGCTGCGGGGCACACAACCGATCCTGCACCTGTTAACGTCGTACCTGTATCAGTAAGCGTTAATATTGCCGCACGCGCTTCGGATGTGGTGCCGTCTGCACTGGTTAGCGTATGTGAGTTAGCAGTCCACGTGTTTATAACCTTGCGGCCTGCAACAGCCTCTTCAACCATCGAAGTGATGTTGTTGTTAACCACATCGCCCCATGTGCCAGCTAATTCGCCTTGAACTGGTAAAGCGAGTTTTAAAATTGTCGTATATTGAGTTGTCATCTAAAACCTCATGCAGCTATTTCTTGCCAATTTGGAATTTGGGTCGTATCTACTTTACCCCAAATGTTTATAGTACCTACGCCCCCTGTTGCGGCTACGCCCGTAACGAGTATACCTGCGTTACCCGACACTACAGTATTACCAATACTGCCGGTAGCAGATACTCCTGTTGGAGATTCCGTAATGCCAACGCTAATTAATACTGTACCTATTGCTCCTGTAGCTACTACTCCAGTAACACTAGATATGCCGGTTCCCCAAGCACCTTGCCCCCAACTACCGCGATTCCAGCCACTGTCAGCCATGCGCTACTCTCTATGCGATACGGATAATTGCGGTAGACGCGCCCGCTGGGGGGAACTGAATTGTAAAATCACCTGAAGTAGATGTTTTATCTCCGCCAAAAGCCAAAGCGCATACGGCGGGGTCACCCGACGCAGAGTCGTTATAAATCAAAGCCCCGTTAGCGGTGATCGTCGAGTTAGAAAACGTAAGATCTGCGAAATCCGTAAATGCAGTAGTTCCACTCGTTGTTGGGTTTACATTAGTTAAAGTACCACCACCTGCGGAGTACCCTGTACCGCTTGCTTCGTTGGTAGCGGAATAAGCTGTTGTAGCTGCTTCCAAAGTTGCGGAACTTGTATATAACGCCAATTTAAAAGTGTTGCCACCACTCGCTAGAAAATTGTGTTTGGCTTCCATAAGCTCTTTCTTAAAAGAAGTGCACATTGCAGTCGTAATAGCCATTATAGATTCCTAATTATGTCTGCCATATCTTTATGGCCTTGACGTTCAAGTTCAACGAGCAAAGTGGTTCTATCACTTTTAATTGCCTCTTGTATGCAGTGTAAGGCCGTAGCCCTAACTGCTTCCTTAAATGCTTCCGCTTGTTGTGCTATCGCAGGGTGGCAATTGCTACCTATGCTTACGATACGGTCTGCGGCAGATTGTGCCCAGAACGCAGGATCATGTCCACCATCCGACGTAGTGGTAACAATTACATTACCTATTTCCATTTGTGGCGCTTCAATCAACATGTTTTTTAACTAACTGGAACACGGAATTGGCCTGAACGATAGGTGTCTCCTCGCAACTTACCATCGCCTAGAACCTTGAGAAGCCCAAGAGCCTGTACATACATCTTATCGTACAGAGCAACTAGATCAGGTTCACCCTTCATAAATCGTAAAGCCTCAATTAGTGCTCCGTTTAGCAAGGCAGAATCAAACTCTTCTCCTAACCACGTAGTGCCTGCGGTGACTATAGACTGTGGATAGTACCCATAGTGCAGTTCCATCGTGTACCCGCTGTCAGGAGTAGGCCCAAGAATAATAGTGTCGTCGTCGAAGTAGCCGTAGTATTTGGGTAATGCTGTAGCGGTAGGGCTAGGATACGCCTCACGTATAAAATTAACGTCTTTGTTTAGTAAAAACGAGTAGTTACCGCTGCCATCTACAACAGCAAGGCTGTACGAGTACAAAAAATCGGTGGGCGTTGACAAATACTTATTACTAGCTGTTGTAACACCAACCACATTTTTGCGTAACGCGGGTATCTGTACAGCGTTATATATCTTCTGCTCTGCCTGTTCTGTGAACATAGCAAGCTGGTCGTCCGTAAAAGAAGTTTCACAGATGTCCTGAACGTTTGCTTTTAGCTCGGTGTAGTTCATATTTTACGCCATAGGGCCACGGGCCATCGTACCTTTTGTTGCAGCGCCAGTACCACGTATTTTAATACCAGTGGTCTTAACCCCAGACATATCGGGCTTAGGTGCATCTTTTACTTCTACTGGTGTAGGCCATCCTACGGTCTTCATTACTTTTGGTTCTTTCATATTATGACTCTACGTTATTATTACTGTAACTACCCCTATCTGACCCGTTGCTACTAAGTCGTTAGGAGTAAGGTTAAAAGGATCATCTCCTACACCTACGGGGTTCCAACCCCACTGTATCTGTCTACTACTATTAGCCCCAGCTTCTCCCAGACTTTTATCAGGTCTTGGGTCTCTAATAGCCTGCGGATCATCTACTGGAAACTCTCCCAGCTTTAACTGAGGCTGGTCTGGGTTCCAACATGAAGGGCACGCTTTTAGGTTTGTGTTCTGCCCTTTACGTATTAAGTTTTTTAACTCTCGTAGCTTATACTGAAACCCGCAAATATCACATTCAGCAATGGCTCTTTGTGCTGACGCAAAACGATTAGACATTGCTACGCCCTACCAATGCGAGGTACAAAGCGTGCGGATGTTTTTTCTCTGTCTTCCCCCGCTGCCAGCGCAAATTGCTCTTCATATGCTTGTTTAAGCATAGCCACTCGATCTACTAGCTCTGGTTCCTTCATAGCGATGTAGTACGCAAGACCCGCTACCAAACAAGGAAAAAACCTAAAATTCATGTCAGCGGTCTCTGCGCCGTCTCCTGCATCCTCTATACGCCGCATACGCCAATAGTAGAATATATAGTCATTGTTATCTGGAACGGGCCACACGTTGATTTTGGGGGCATGTCGCAGGCGTTCTACGAATACTTGGATCGGCCTGCCTTGAGTTAACTTGTTAGGTATAGAAGCGTACGTACTAACACTGATGCGGCTTATAGTTAGATCTGACTGCGTAGCTACATTACCACTACCCGTGCGAATCTGTTGTTCTAGCAAATCTATGGTGTCGGCGGGCAGTGTGTACTCAGATGTGCCTTCAGTAAGGGCTAGAGTACCTTCGTCAATCGTCCACATGTTAATGCCACGGTTCTGCCACTCAATAGTCATCAAGTTCATAGAGCGTCTGGCAGTACGTAGGTCATACCCAGAACGCATTTCACGGCCAGCACGTTCCCACGCTTCTTCAGCGATCTCCGTGAAATCCATGTTAAATGCTGTTGTTCCAGATGTAGCCATAGTCTATTCCTATACGTACAGAGTCTTTTTGCGTCTGTTACTCATTACTGCACCGCAGCCCTTGTGGTTAGCGCGTATCGGGCCACCAGCCCTTGCCATTTTTACTTTCGCAGCCTTGGTATTACTAACTACCTGCTGACCTTTTGCGCCAGCTTTTTTCTTCTTACGGGCAGTAGTAGCGCGTTGAGCTTTGCTCAGTGACTGCGCCTTAGCTTTAGGTAAACA